TAACAGAGGGCGTTGCAGCGGGGTTGTCACTTAAGCGTATGGTCAACCTGACAACTCGGTGTCCTCAACGGGGAAGGAATAACCCCGCCATACTTACCGCCGCGCCATTTCGCGGATTGCCACAACCGGAAACGCACGGTCGACGAAAATTTAACGACAGGCTATCTATGAACCAGCTACCTCGCCGGGCGCTTTCGCGTTATGGTCTGACTTTTCAGGGAAATATCCTTTCAGTAAACTGTCAGTGCCGGATGCTCACCCGTGTCCGGCGCACGCACTCCACCTCACCCGTGGAGAACTCCTTAATCACCAACCCTCAGGAGGGTGAAATGTCGACTGAAAATGATGAAATCATTAACTCCCTGATACGCCAGATTAATAATTTTGATAAAGCATTGCAACATGCTGCGGCGCGTAGTGATATAACTCTTTTAGCAATTTCATTTCTTGCATCTGTTATGGATAAAAATGAAGTCGTACGACAGAGTCTTGTTGATTATATCGACTCGCTTCAACCCGGCACTTTCAATCATGAGAGCTTCAATCATGAGAAAGAGCATGTTAAGTCTGTAATTAATTCTCTTATTTTGAATCAAAAGAATTAATGCTTTTTGTTGCAAAGTAATTTTCAAGGGGTTCTATTCGAATCCCTTTCTTTTTCATTAACAAGCCAAACCCCTTATCAATGATGTCCATTAGATCCAGGAAGTATTTTTCATGTAAATCCTGGTTATCAGAGAGCTGCTTCTCTTCGTACAGCCCGATAAAGGCTCGGCGTACGTTACCGGATATATTGTCGATGGTTTCTTTTTCTACGGTACTCAGGTCAAGAGTCGCCAGTTGAGAGCGAACCACATTCGATGCCATTTCCTGGAATGGTACTGGTAAATCTTTAAATTCCATCGTCAACCTCATCAGTCAGTGTTTCTGGTTAACCAGCGACGCGCGCCAGCTTCAGTTTTAAACGTTTTGCTTCTGGTATATGTCATCGCGGTAAACGTGCCGTCCTGGTTGGGAAACACGCCGCATACCAGAGATTCGTTGTTGCCAAGCTCGATAGTATCCATGCTGACCTCATTTCCCCTTAACGCCGGGGTAGCGGAACAAAAACCTGCTGCATAGTTATTAAAGTTGAACCCTGCCGTCATGTTCTTACGCCTCGGGCTGGCTACTTAACCCCTGACCACTGCCTGGTAACTCGAGGTATTGCCCTGTATTGTGTGGGACGGGATGGGTTGGTATGGGAAAACTATAGGAAATGCCTAATTACTTGTCAATAGGCTATGCCTAATAATTTGGGCGCAACCTAATAGGTGATGGTTTGTGGGAGAGGTAGTAGGAGTTAACTAACGGGAACTAGGAATTTCCCGTCGGACCATATAAGTTTAAGTTCCTGTCTTGGTGATGTTCTGGCTTTTCCGTTTTGATTCTTGATTTTTCAGATAGTTAGCTACCTTCATTTCCATTGCGGCAATGTAGGCGCGAACGTCATAATCAACCCAACTAGGCTCCGTAGCATTTCCAGATAAGATGAAAGCCACAATTGCTTTTTTTTCATCAGAGGCGGCTTGATAAAGGCTGTTTATGTCTAAAAGTTCACTTTTTGTATCTGAAGTGGATGGGGTTGGTATGGGGTATTCGTTAAGCCCCCAATGCTCTGGACCAACCACATCAGAAAAGAAACGCCATAGTTCTGGAAGTTTGTCTTTACTTATCGAACCTTTCTTAATCCAGTCATGGATTGATGGTGGTTGGACTTTGAAATGACGTGCGATTTCCGCCTTTGATTTGACGGCTCCTGATGCAATTTTTTTTGTTAATGGCCTGCTCTATCGCTCGGCCTAAGTCTTTACCACTAAGCATTGCTTAATAGTCTCCTATGCGCATCGCGTTAGGCAATCCCTACTCTCGATGTATTAGGCATAGCCTATTGACAATTTCATTAGGCTAAGCCTAATATTGTTGCGTGTTTTTTGGAGTTCATTCGATGAAAAAAGATAACTATTCATTCAAACGAGCTTGTGCTGTTGTCGGTGGGCAATCAGCAATGGCTAGGCTTTTAGGTGTATCTCCTCCAAGCGTAAATCAATGGATCAAAGGTGTACGTCAGTTACCTGCTGAGAGATGTCCTGCGATTGAACGAGCAACAAAAGGTGGTGTCCTGTGTGAAGAACTTCGTCCTGATGTTGATTGGACATACTTACGACGCTCGTCATGTTATTCGCAGAATATGTCGATGAAGCAACCAAATGACGAAAACGATCATACCCGAAGCATCAAGAGGCAAATGATTCATGAAAATCAAACATGAGCACATCCGCATGGCGATGAATGCCTGGGCATACCCTGATGGTGAGAAAGTTCCTGCAGCTGAAATAGCCCGGACTTATTTCGAACTGGGGATGACGTTCCCTGAACTGTACGACGACAGCCATCCGGAAGCCCTGGCCCGTAATACCCAGAAAATTTTCCGTTGGCTGGATAAAGACACCCCTGATGCTGTTGAAAAAATGCAGGCTCTGTTACCGGCGATCGAAAAGGCGATGCCGCCTTTGCTGGTGGCCCGTATGCGCAGCCACAGTTCTGAATATTACCGTGAGATCGTCGAACGGAGGGATCGGCTGGTGAAGGATGTCGATGATTTTGTTGCGTCAGCGGTTGTTTTGTATGACCAGATGAATCGCGGCGGCCCGGCAGGGAATGCTGTGGTGATGCACTAAAAGCACGGTGTTCGGGGGTTTTATGAGCAGCAAGCTTCATGGTCTTGTCTGGGAAGGGTGCGCCTTCACCGGCATGATCTTATCCAGGGTGGCGGTTATGGCCCGTCTTGCAGACTACAGCAATGACGAGGGCGTGTCATGGCCTGCCATTGAAACTATCCGGCGTCAGATCGGTGCAAGAAGTGAATCCACAGTGAAATCGGCTATTGCAGAACTGGCGAAAGAGGGCTGGCTGACGAAGGAAGAGCGTAAGGTCGGTGGGCGTAATGTAAGCAATATCTATCGGCTTAATGTGGAAAAACTCGAAGCAGCTGCGGCGGCGGCGCGTGAGTCATATAAACCGAAAAGAAAAATTAGCCCGGCAAAAAATGACCCCTCAACGGTTGACCCGTCAAATTTTGATGGATCAACTGTTGATAAAAAACTGCCGATTAGGGGGGCGATGATTGACCCCGATCCGTCAGTATTAAAACCTGATCCGTCAGATAAAAGATCTTCTTGTCCGGACGCTTCGCAACCGGACCCGCAGACGGCTGAACAGGATTTTTTAACCCGACACCCTGACGCGGTTGTGTTCAGTGCGAAAAAACGCCAGTGGGGAAGTCAGGAAGATTTGGTGTGCGCACAGTGGATCTGGGGACGAATCGTGAGTCTTTACGAGCAGGCGGCCAGCTATGATGGCGAGATCACTAGACCGAAAGAACCCAACTGGACAGCATGGGCCAATGACGTTCGCACAATGCGGATGCTGGATGGCAGAACTCACAGACAAATTTGTGAAATGTTTGGGCGTCTCCAGCGGGATTCGTTCTGGGTAAAAAACATCATGAGTCCGGCAAAACTCCGGGAAAAATGGGATGAACTGGTTATCCGCCTGGGGCGTTCGCCTGCGCAGCGTTGCGTGAATCACATTTCTGAACCGGACACTGAAATACCGCCGGGATTCAGGGGGTGACGTGTCATGAAAAACATTGCGGCAGTTGGGGTTCTTGAACGTATTCGCAGACTTGCACCACAGGGGTCGGTTCCACCGTACCGGACGGTGGAGGAGTGGCGGGAATGGCAACTTGCTGAAGGACGAAAACGCAGCGAGGAGATTAACCGCCAGAATCGCCAGTTGCGGGTGGAAAAAATCCTGAATCGTTCGGGCATCCAGCCTCTGCACAGCAAATGCTCGTTTGCAAATTATCAGGTGCAGAACGACGGGCAAAAATACGCGCTGAGCCAGGCCAAATCCATAGCTGACGAACTGATGACCGGGTGCACGAATTTTGTGTTCAGCGGTAAAACCGGCACCGGGAAAAATCACCTTGCAGCGGCGATGGGCAACCGGCTGATGGTGAAGGGGCGCAGCGTGATTATCGTCACCGTGTCTGACGTCATGAGCGTGTTGCATGACAGCTACGACAACGGCAAATCCGGGGAAAAATTTTTACAGGAGCTTTGCGGGGTTGATTTGCTGGTCCTGGATGAAATAGGCGTTCAGCGGGAGACGAAAAACGAGCAGGTGGTATTGCACCAGATAATTGATCGCCGGACAGCATCACTGTGCAGTGTCGGGATGTTAACAAACCTGAATCATGCCGCAATGAGTACGCTTCTTGGTGAGAGGATTATGGACCGCATGACCATGAACGGTGGTCGATGGGTGACGTTTAACTGGGATAGCTGGCGTCCAAATGTCAGCAATATGAGGGTTGTGAAGTAATTTTGTCCGGAGGAAATTTTAATGGAAACCGTATCTGACGCACTGAAAGCACTGAAAAAAGCCTCTTCACATGTGGTGGCAGCTCGCCTTGGAATCAGTCGTGAAGAGGCTGTCAACGAGCTGTGGGAACTCAAAAGAAAAGGCGTCGTTGATAAAACTGGTCACACCTGGTTTCTGGCTGGCGAAGGTGAATCCCGGGTAACCGAAGAGCGGCCAGTAAAATCTGAAGCACAGGATATGCTGACCGGGGAGGTCGAACAAAAAGTTACCGCAGACATGATGATTGAGTTTATCGGTCAGGATGGGGCTAAAACGTGTGAGGAACTGGCGGGTAAGTTCGGTGTCAGTACTCGCAAGGTTGCTTCCACGCTGGCGGTGGTAACCGCAACGGGGCGGCTGGCACGCGTTAATCAGAACGGTAAATTTCGTTACTGCATGCCGGGCGATAATTTACCAGCAGAGCCGAAAGCCGCGCTGGTAACGGAAAGTGATGGTAAGGCCTTTCCTCAGCCAGCAGGTGCTGCGTTACCAGTCCGGGAAGCCGCAACACAGGAAGAAATTAAAACAGAAACTGTGGCGGACATTGTGCAGCCGTTGCCATCGTTTACCGAAACGCAAGCAGATGAGCTGATTTTTCCGTCCCTTCGCAGGGCAAACCTGGCGCTGCGCAGGGCGAAAAGTGATGTTCAGAAGTGGGAGCGAGTCTGCGCCGCGCTGCGGGAGCTGAACAAGCACCGGGATATTGTTCGACAGATTACTGATTCTTCCCGCCGTGTTGTATCGGAAAAGTGATTGCCGGAGGCGCTTATGGCAAAAGTATTTACACAAGAAGAGCGGGAAAAAATTAAAGGGCAGGTTGTTGAACTTGTACGTCTGAGCGGTCGCGAGACGTTGCGGCAACTGGAAGCCAGGACAGGTGCGACAAGATATCTGATGAGTGTTCTCGCCAGAGAGCTGGTTGCCAGTGGCGATGTATACAACTCTGGTTACGGGTTATTCCCGTCTGAACAGGCGCGTAAGGACTGGCAAAATGCTCGCAAAAAACTCTCAAGGGCAAAGGTGAAGAAACCTGCAGTGGTTGATCCGGACCTTATCTGGTCGTTACCAGACGGCGAAATACGCCGCTACGACAGGCGCCTGAATATAATCTGTCGCGAGTGCCGGAAGAGCGAAGCTATGCAGCGTGTACTGGCATTTTATCAAGGAAATGTTAGGTATTTTAGACGTTACTAGATTAAAGAGCATTAGTTCAGATGTGAATTGACATTTTCATGGCGCAGGGTAGAGCCAGCGTGGTTGTCCGCTTTGCGTCAAAACCAGATATTACCAGATTTAGACATATATTCCCGATAGACCTGCTCTGATGCTACACTCTGTGCTATTTTCATGACCCCAATAAAAATATTTATGACTATTGCTGATTTCAAACGGCCTAAATTGGAGCTCCCAAACGGGGCAAACAAACTACTACTGCACTCTTGCTGTGCTCCATGTTCCGGTGAAGTGATGGAGGCGCTTCAGGCCTCGGGAATCGACTACACCATCTTTTTCTACAACCCGAACATTCATCCTCAGAAAGAGTATTTAATTCGTAAGGATGAAAATATTCGCTTTGCTGAACAACACGGCGTGCCGTTTATCGATGCTGATTACGACACCGACAACTGGTTTGAACGTGCCAAAGGAATGGAATGGGAGCCTGAGAGGGGGATCCGTTGTACCATGTGTTTTGACATGCGTTTTGAGCGGACAGCGTTGTACGCTGCTGAAAATGGTTTCAGTGTGATCAGCAGTTCACTGGGCATTTCACGCTGGAAAAATATGCAGCAGGTTAACGAGTGTGGGCGGCGAGCTGTTGCGCATTATCCGGGTATGGTGTACTGGGATTATAACTGGCGCAAGCAGGGCGGCTCGTCCCGTATGATTGAAATCAGCAAGCGCGAAAAATTCTATCAGCAGGAATATTGTGGCTGTGTGTATTCTCTGCGCGATACCAATCTACACCGCAAATCTCAGGGACGCCCTCTTATCAAAATTGGCCAACTCCACTACGGAAAAGAAGAGAAGGAGTGATTTTATGGATCACCTTTCTGATTGATTTCATATTGGCGAGGTGACGTGAGTTAAGTAGAATGGCTGCGGGTGCTTGAGGCTATCTGTCTCAGGCATGAACACTGAAAGGCAGATAGAGAAAAGCCCCAGTTAACATTTCGCGTCCTGCAAGACGCTTAACATTAATCTGAGGCCCAATCTATGTCTCACAAATGTAGGTTAGCCTCTTACGTGCCGAAAGGCAAGGGGAAGCAGGCTATGAAGCAGCAAAAGGCGATGTTAATCGCCCTGATCGTCATCTGTTTAACCGTCATAGTGACGGCACTGGTAACGAGGAAAGACCTCTGCGAGGTACGACTCCGAACCGGCCAGACGGAGGTCGCTGTCTTCACAGCTTACGAACCTGAGGAGTAAGAGACCTGGCGGGGGAGAAATCCCTCGCCACCTCTGATGTGTCAGGCATCCTCAACGCACCCGCACTTAACCCGCTTCGGCGGGTTTTGTTTTTTTCTGGCATTCTGGTTTACAATTCGCACGTCAGCCTGAACACCTGACACCTGCTGCGCCAGCAGAGAAAACAGATGGCGCACAAAACCAAATTTCACAATTCTGATACCGACCTTGCCATCCGGCATGGGCGGCGTTCACACGCATTTAAAACCGACTGGTACCAACACCCACCATGTACTGAAGAACAGGCCGAATGGCTAATTCATAACTACCGCAGACGCGGATACGAGATTAAGAAAGCCCTCAGCCTCGATTATCGTCACTGGATAATCTCCGTCAGGCTTCCTTACTCTGAACGCCCACCGCGTCCGTCCCGCACATTCCAGCAACGCATCTGGAGGTAACGTGCGGGTATTACTTCGACCTGTTCTGGTACCGGAACTCGGGCTGGTGATCGTTAAGCCGGGCCGTGAATCCATGCCGGTATTCCACAATACCCGGGTACTGGTGGAGCCGGAACCGAAAAGCATGCGTAATCTGCCGTCCGGGGTCGTTCCTGCCGTTCGCCAGCCGCTGGCGGAGGATAAATCATTACTGCCATTTTTCAGCGACGAACGAGTGATTCGTGCTGCTGGTGGCGCTGGCGCATTGTCTGACTGGTTACTGCGCCATGTTAAATCCTGCCAGTGGCCACACGGCGATTATCACCACAGTGAAACCGTCATTCACCGTTATGGTACCGGCGCAATGGTGTTGTGCTGGCACTGCGACAACCAGCTGCGCGACCAGACCTCCGAATCACTCGGGCAACTTGCTCACCAAAACCTGTCTGCATGGATGATTGACGTCATACTCCATGCAATGAATGGCTCGCAGGAACGGGAATTATCGCTGGCTGAATTATCCTGGTGGGCGGTCCGCAATCAGGTGGCGGACGCGCTACCGGAAGCGGTATTACGTCGTTCGCTGGGGTTGCGTGCGGAAAAAATCCGCTCAATGTACCGTGAAAGCGACATCGTACCGGGAGAGCAGACCGCCACCAGCATACTGAAGCAGCGCACAAAAAATCTTGCACTGTTGCCTCACGCCCACCAGGAACAACACCCACTACAGGAAAAGACGGTGGTAAGCATTGCCGTTGATCCTGAGTCTCCGGAATCTTTCATGAAACGACCTAAACGTCGCCGCTGGGTTAACGAGAAATACACACGCTGGGTGAAGACACAGCCGTGTGCGTGTTGTGGTAAGCCAGCCGACGATCCCCATCACCTGATTGGTCATGGTCAGGGCGGAATGGGGACAAAATCTCACGATATTTTCACGCTACCGCTGTGTCGGGAGCATCACAACGAGCTTCATGCGGATCCGCTGGCGTTCGAAGAAAAGCATGGTTCTCAGGTTGATTTAATTTTTCGTTTTCTTGATCACGCCTTTGCAACTGGCGTGCTTGGGTAAAAGAGGTGACTGATGCTCATAGATTTGGTTTTACCTTACCCGCCGACGGTGAACACTTACTGGCGACGCCGTGGCAGCACATATTTTATCTCGGAGGAGGGAAAGCGTTATCGCCGGGCTGTGGCGCTTATTGTTCGCCAGCAGCGGCTGAAATTAAGCCTGTCCGGAAGGCTAGCGATAAAGGTGATTGCAGAGCCACCGGATAAGCGTCGTCGCGACCTGGACAATATCCTGAAAGCACCGCTGGATGCGCTGACGCATGCGGGAGTGTTAATGGACGATGAGCAGTTTGATGAAATCAATATCGTTCGTGGTCAGCCAGTATCTGGTGGACGTATGGGGGTGAAGATTTACCCCATAATGCATGAAGAGCAGGTCAAAAAATGAAACTGGAAGATTTACCGAAATACTACTCCCCAAAATCCCCTTGCCTGACCGATGCATCGGCCTCAACGTCAAAAGATGCGCTGAGTATCACTGATGTGATGGCCGCGCAGGGCATGACACAGAATCGGGCTGAGATGGGGTTTTCTGCGTTCCTGGGGAAAATGGGCATCAGTATGAATGACAGGGCGCGGGCAACAGAATTACTGGCAGATTATGCACTCAGTCGGTGCGATCGTGTGGCGGCGTTGAGAAAACTTCCGGCAGAAATAAAACCGTTAGTGATGCGCATTATGGCTTCGTACGCTTTTGAGGATTATGCCCGCAGCGCAGCGAGTAAAAAGCAGTGCCCTTGTTGCTATGGGGAAAAATTTATTGAAAGCGTAGTTTTTACAAACAAGGTCCAGTATCCGGATGGTAAGCCGCCGGTATGGGCAAAGTGTACGAAAGGTGTGTATCCGTCTTACTGGGAAGAATGGAAAAAAGTCAGGGAGGTGGTAAAAGTTGCCTGTCCGGAGTGTGGCGGAAAGGGTGAGGTTTCCACCGTCTGTAAGGATTGCCGTGGGCGTGGTGTCGCCATTCACCGTGAAGAGTCGGTAAAACGTGGTATGCCTGTTATCAGAGACTGCCAGCGTTGTGGTGGTCGTGGCTATGAAAGACTACCATCAACGGAGGCATTTAATGCTATATGCGAGGTGACAAACCAGATAACACGCGCGTCATGGGAAAAAACAGTTAAGAAATTCTATGATGCGCTGGTGACCCGGTTTGATATTGAAGAAGCATGGGCTGAGCGGCAGTTAAAAAAGGTAACTAGGTAACAAGGTTGATTTTTCCGGAATCTGTGGTAAATTCGTCATAACGATGGGCTTTTTATACCTGACGTTAGAAGAGTTTCTACAACCCGCCACCGAGCGGGTTTTTTATTGCGGAATTAATTACGGACCGTTATTATTCTGCTCCCGGTCCTTTAGCTCAGTGGTGAGAGCGAGCGACTCATAATCGCCAGGTCGCTGGTTCAAATCCAGCAAGGGCCACCATCACAAACCGCCATGAGCTTATCAGGAAGAGCAGACGACACGATAACAGGGTTGTTGGTGCGGGGGGGGGGCGGGTCCCCGATGGCGGTCCATTATCGGTATTCAGCGTTGTTAGCTCAGCCGGACAGAGCAATTGCCTTCTAAGCAATCGGTCACTGGTTCGAATCCAGTACAGCGCGCCATATTCATTCTTCCAGATTCCTTCCGGCAGAGCCTTATACTGGAATATACCTGGCTCAGGATATTGTTGAAAATATTATATGTTTGTCAAAAATAAAAGTTCTGTTAAGTATTGATTGAGTGTTTGTTATACGGTCTAATGGTTTTTTCAGCATTAAATATTTATCATTCATATGGTGTGGGTAGAGTGAATATTGATGAGGCGTCGGGGTGTTTCATCCTTAGGCAGCGTATTGATATAGTCAATGCAGCACGAGCAAAGGCCTTCAGCCGTTTGACAGTTTTGTTCTGTGCTCCTGATCGTCTTTCGGGAAGAGACGTTATTATTCTGAATAGTGATGCTATACAGAGGGTTTGCGATGAGTTCATGGTTGCTAATTCAGAATTATTTGCTCTTGTTCAGGAGTACAACAGAATAGCCAGGACCTGTGGTATGGATGAACTTCGGATTACTCATCTGGGGTAGATACATATCTGGATTATCACCTGTTACGGTAAAAAGTGATTGCTTACTGTTTTTGTGAATGGCATTGCAGCAGCCGGATAATGTCAGTGCTGGCTGACGGTGTGCTGGTGGCGGGTGTGGTGGTTGTTGCTTTCCCGTTGCTGAAAAAGAAAACGCCAGACTGTTAGCCGGGTATCAGTTAGCGGGAGAAATTTTTAAATACTTCACAATTCAGGCGGTTGACTGTTCTCTGGTTTGCGGGGAGTTTGTTAAAAGAAACTGGCATGGTGAATCCCCCTGTGCGGAGGGGCAATCAGCGAGTAGGTATATGGGATAATCGCGGATTCAGGTGCTGGTACTGAATTCACCGGGAGGCACCCGGCACCATGCACTTCAATAGATTCTCTCCACATTATGGATATTCTTTCAGAATATCCCACGCAGACTTTGTGTAAATGTTAACAAATGTGCGTTTTATTTGATCTGATTCGCTGTTTGAGCGTCCAAAACAACGGTATATATAATCCTTTACTATATGACATATGTGAGGAAAAATGGGTTTTCGTAGCGCATCAATTCTTACGTTGATTATTAGTGGGATTATTATCGGGTGCACTGATGCTGTATCGACAAATTATCATGACCGTACATCATATTACTCCGATAAAGCAATAGAGACACAGTATGTGAGTTCATCTGAACGTACTTCTGATGTTAGTGAGGATATCCGTCTGTATGCCCATCAAATCAAGAGCGCCATCGAAAAACAGTTCGGGGATGCGAGTAAGTATTCAGGAAAAGAGTGTACACTGAGAATGCATATGGCCCCGAATGGCCTTCTACTGGAGGTTAAAAGAGAAAGTGGAGACCTCGATTTATGTCGTGAAGCGATGAATGCGATAAAGAATGCTGATATACCTGCCCCCCCTTCGCCGGAAGTATATAAAGTATTTCAAAATGGGGTGCTGGATTTTAAACCCTGATATTTATTGTTTTGTAATAAACGGTTTCGGCTTAGGTTTGTTCTGACACAACTACGGCACTGAGCTAAATTTAGCGGATAGTCAGCTCTGAGCCAGTGGCGGACGTAACAACTACTATTGCTGAGATTTTAATGGATTGAGGAGCAAGAAGTGGGATTAAAGAAAATCGTTATGTTGACTTTTTGGGTCGGTTTTGTTGCGGGATGCACACCTTTACACCCTTCAGATTGCCACAAAACTACTGCTACAGGTAGTTGCAGTTCAGGACGCTGGGATGATCAGGATGAATGGGGGGCGCAAGCGCGGGGAATCAGAGCTGCAATTAATGCCAAACTTGATGAGCCGCATAACTGGAAAGGGAAAATATGCAGGTTGCATATGGAATTCTCTCAGGATGGCACGGCGTTAAAAATATCTACCAGTAACGGTGATAAAGCCTATTGCGAAGCGATAAAGTCCGCAGCTCATAAAGCCAAATTTCCGGCCTTCAACAATCCGAAAGTCTACAGAGATTTTCAGAAATCTGGCTTTGACATGCGAGGTTAGCTCTTCAATTACTATATCTCATTCATAGCAAACTGACAGATTTGATGATGTTCTATATACGAAACCTGTGATGTCAAGTCTGAGCTAATACAAATAAACATAATATCAGAGAAATACATTTTATTAGCTCGCTACGGCGAGCTTTTTATATTGCATCGTCTCCAGCATATATATCAATTAAGGCTCTGATTGATGTGTCTGGAAGCCTACACATAATAACTATGCCATCCGTTCCGTGCGGAGGTGAGGCTATGAAATCCATGGACAAAATTTCAACAGGCATTGCCTACGGCACCTCCGCAGGCAGTGCTGGCTACTGGTTTTTACAGCTGCTCGATAAAGTCACGCCCTCACAGTGGGCAGCAATAGGTGTGCTGGGTAGCCTGGTATTTGGCCTGCTGACGTACCTGACAAACCTTTATTTCAAGATTAAAGAAGACAAGCGTAAGGCTGCACGGGGAGAGTAATTCAATGACTCAAAAATATGAACTGATTGTGAAAGGGATCCGCAATTTTGAGAATAAAGTTACGGTAACTTTAGCGTTACGGGACAAAGAACGCTTTGACGGTGAAATTTTTGACCTGGACATCTCGCTGGACCGTGTTGAAGGTGCCGCGCTGGAGTTTTATGAGGCAGCAGCCAGAAGGAGCATCAGACAGGTCTTCCTGGATGTTGCTGCCGGGTTATGTGAAGGGGATGAGCAGTCGCCGGAAAAGCGCCCCGTAATTTTAGAGGCGCAGGATGTGTTGATAACCT